ATTTGAAGGTCTTGCAATAGGTCAGGTACTTTTCTAATGTCAATTGTCGTTCCTTTCTTATATCGTATGGCTCGTTCCACTCATTTGCAAATACCGCCATGTGGTTATTTATAAAACTGTCTATGGTGGGCTGCTCGAAAAGTCCTTCAATGCTCCTTTTGAACTTATGTACTTCGGTCAGCGAATCCATACGAAACCGGTGGTTTACATTGGTATTGTGGAAGTCCACCTTCCACTGAAGCAAATCCTTTTGGCTGTCGCTCAGGTCATCATTTTTACAGGATACCAGGATCAGGACCAGGAATACAAGACGGTTCATTAATTGGTTTGGTTTTGAACGTGTTGGTACACGGCATCTTCGATGGAATCCGATAGGGTTTTGAGCAGGTGGGGGCAGATGGTCCGGTTCGCTGTCCACTGATCTTCGTCGTTCAGGTTTAAGACGTAGGTGTCTTTTTCAGACCTTGCCAGGTATCCCCTCCATGTAAGGGTGATCGCATATTCCATGTTTTCATGTAAAGCTTTAATTATCATATAGTAAGGGTTTGCACTTAGCTGTTAATATTCATTAAAACGTGCATATATTTTATTCACACAGGACGGCCAGATTGATGTTTAACCATATATTTGACTCGTTACTTAACTTCATAACCAATTCCAATAACCTTGTTAAACGATTCCTATATGTTCCCGTTTGTTCCCAACAATCCCCAACAACTCGGCCTAAGTTTCTTAGCAATTGACATATTTCCTGCAATTTTACAATCGTAAAAAACAAATTAAAAAGCACGATTAATATGTCGAACACTACGCCACACTGCCTGAGTTGCCCGCTGTATGATTCTTGTTCTTACCGCCTTGCTTCGCATCCGGTAAAGCTGCTATGTTGTGAGCGATATGCTCTAAAAGCATCTCGCGAATCTCCGCTTGACCCTCTAAAATCTTCGTCGCAAGGGCTAAATTATCTATTGAGCTTTGCTCTAAACTCTTTCGTACCTCTGATACTTCCTGCTCTACTTTGAGATTCCTTTCCAGCAGGGCAATGTATTTATCCTTGTAATCGGCTCCCTCAAGGGGGGCCGATTCCTTTTTAATAGGTTCCCCGTTTGCATGTTTCGCGTACGCTTCGCGAATATTACTTACTACATCATTAGATGGGGTGGTCCTGTTTTCCTCCTTCAAATAGTTTTGAATCGACCTTGTGGTTACCCCTATTGCCTGCTCTAACTCCTTGCCGGTATAGGTGTTATACAAAATCCTCAGCTGCACTACATAATCAGGTTCCTTACCCATTCTTGATTTAAATCAATTAATTAAAAATACTTCGCGAAATATTTGGAAGACTTCGCGAAGGGTTCTACTTTTATGTCACACTACAGTACGAACAAATATAGTCAATTATGAAACTTACCACAATCGCGATTGAGAAAGCCGACACCCTGACTACAAGGCTTCGTCTTGCTTTGGCTTTAAATGTCACGGAACGTTGGATTATAGCTCTGCTTAAAGAGAATAAGGATAATAGCGCTTTAACTACGGCTGCCGCACTTAAAGTAATCAGGGAGGAAACGAAGCTGCGGGATTCACAAATATTGGATGATGTGTCTCAGCCGGTACGGGCTTAAAAACGGGTCGGACTGTAAACATATATACCTCTATTATAATATTTTCTTAAAGGACTTCACCCTTAACATAAAAAAATCACAACATGAGCAGGGAGGAAAAAATATTAAAGCAGCTGGAAACCATCCAGACGTACGCCAAAATGCTTGATTCCGAGTGCTCCCGACTACGGCAAGAAATGCAGGCGGGTGCTGCTACGCCCGTCTGCTCCCGAAAGGGATTGTTACAGCAGGACATAGCAAGAATGAAAGAGAAACGCAGAAGAATCTTATATAAAAAATAACCAATCAACCAAAATCACATGTACAATTTCAAAAGCTTCGCACAGATCAAGAATGAAACCGTAGTGGAAGAATGGTACTGCGGTAAGAAAGGGCTGGAAATTTATTACACCATCGGGGAAAAAGATCTGTACCTACTTGCCACCCCCGAACAGGCTGCACCCCTTTTAAAAACCCTTGGCCTTATTGAGGATTACAGCGGTGCCGGTGAGCTGGTCACTGTGGAAGTAGCCTGCGAATCCTACGGATACGAACCCGTCACCCGGCAAATGACATGGGAAGAATTTATGAGCGGCTATGACCTTTCACAGCACGATGCGCTGGTGATCGCCGCACACCTGGAAGATAAAAAACAGGTGGACAAGTGGGCCGAAGACATGCGCAGCCTTCCTGAAATACTTAAAACCATCTAACATATAACAACCACCATGTCATGCGCTTTATTAATACTCCTAACTACACTGCTCCTATCCAAACGGGAAAAGAAATGCCCACCGAAAAAGAACAAAAGCTCATTGAAGTACTTCGTAAAGTACCGTACACCTCAGTATATGGATTCTCAATCGCACGAGCCCTGGCCTCCAATGACCGAAACATTTTCCAGCAATTGATCGGAGAACTGCGGGATCAATGTACGGACTGCCCGAAGGAAATGAAAAAGCTAATAGGTGAGGAAGCCTTTAAAATGATAAAAGATTTATGAAAAAGATATTCAACCGCATAGGCGGAACACTAATCTTCTTCGGCTTGGGGTTCATGTACCTGTTTTTCGGAGATGAATGCCTTGATGGAGATATGGAATAAGCGTTTCATAAGCAATGCCGAAAGGCATCAGTTGGTTTGATTTTGGTTCCGGGGGTGGGTCTCTACTCGGCCCCCTTCTTAAAAGTCTCTATATCGCACGCAATACACGGGGCTTGTTTCTACTGGCCCCTTTTAACCACACAAAAAAAAGAGCCGCGCAAACGGCCCTTAGATAAAAAGATATTCAATAAATAAACAAAACAAAGGTATGAAACAAAATGTAATTCAAATCATCAGGGAGTTGGTAGGGGAGGACTATTTATACTTTTCTTCCCGCCTTCAAATAAAGCTAAGCCCCCACAAGTGGCCGGACACTTTTTGGGCGGTCTGTGTAGGCCCCAGCGACCGCATTTTCCTGATGGACGGGGACATGAAATGGCACGAGATGGAAGAAACAGACATAAACTACGGCACGGTCCTGCCAACTCTGTATCAGAGAGTGCAATTCATGCAGTCACAAACCAAAATCGCTTAACATGGAATTACGTAAAGCAACAAGGAAAAAAGCAAAGATCAGACTTGGGCTGTCCGCAGTCAGCGGCGGCGGAAAAACATATTCAGCCATCCTTATCGCCAAAGGGCTTTGTGGTGACCTATCTAAGGTAGCCATCATTGACACAGAAAACGGATCGGCTGACCTGTACGCCCATTTGGGAGACTACAACGTACTGCCCCTGACCGCTCCCTTCAGCCCTGAGCGGTACATACAAGCCATTAAAGCCTGTGAGAAGGCCGGGTGTGATGTCATCATTATAGACAGTATAACCCACGAATGGGATGGTAAAGGCGGGTGCTTGGAAATCGTGGAAAGCCTCGGGGGCAAGTATCAGAATTGGGCCCAAGTAACTCCCCGCCATCAGTCTTTCATAGATGCCATTACCCACAGTGCTTGCCATGTTATTACAACCGTCAGGCGTAAGCAGGACTACGAAATGACCAAGGACGGGAACAAGATCAAGGTGGAAAAGGCAGGGCTGAAGGAGATCACACGGGAGGGCTTCGAATATGAATTGACCATTAACCTGAACCTTGACCAAAACCATAATGCCAAGGCATCCAAGGACCGGACAGGGTTATTCATGGGCAAGCCTGAGTTTATACCCACAGAGGAAACCGGGGAAATGATCGCCAATTGGTGTGAATCAGGGGCAGAACCTGAGATTGATATCAGCGATGTTCCTACAAAGATGGAGCGTGACCTGCTCCGCAGCATTGTTTCCAATACGGATTTAACCGATGAGGAGAAGACTGCAGCTTTCACCGCTATTGACACCTGCACCAATTACAAGCAGTTCGAAAAAATACAGCACCGATTAGAGGCAAGGAAGCTGCCCATAGATCAGATCCAAAATCCTAATCAAACAGACATTTCAAACCATTTAAGATCAATCGCATGACCAAGGTGGAACATAGTGGCTGGATAAAAAACGGACAACTGTACTTAAATAACCGTGGACGGTTCCTTTCAGAGATCAAGCCCTTGCCCGACTGTGACGTTGATATCATCGTAAAGAAGAAGGGCAAGGCTTCCTCTGAGGCTCGTAGATACTACTTCGGGGTGGTGGTCAAAGAGATCACCCAAGAACTGAAACGCCTTGGAAACAACGTGGATGAAAAGCTGGTGCATGAGCTGCTAAAGCTGGAATGTAACAAGCAACCCGTACACGGTGCCGGTGGTGAGATCATCGCCTACATCGGGGGAACGACCACGGAGCATAATGTTGAGGAAAGGTCTGAATACATTGAATCCTGTATCCAGTACGCCGCCACGAAGCTCGACCTTGCCATATCACCGCCAAACACACAGGAAGAACTATTCGCCGCTTAAAAACTATACAAATGGGATATATACGACATCACGCAATAATTATTACTTCTTGGAAAGAAGAAGTAAGTCAAGCGCACGAAGAAGCTGTTAAGATATTCGGAGACTTGGTTTCAAATATAGTTTACAGCAAAGTGAATTTATATGCCTCGTTTTTCATTGCCCCTGATGGCAGTAAAGAGGGATGGGAAGAAAGCCACGAAGGGGATCAAAAAAGGGATAATTACTTAGAGTGGGTAAAGGCACAAACATGGTCAGATGGTTCCTCATGGTTGGACTATGTAGAACTTTTTTATGGGGACGATGAAGGAGAAGCAGAAATATTAAACCACAACTAAACCAACAACCAATCACCTTACAATCAAACGCCATGAACAAAAAACGCTACAAAGCAGACAGACAAATGATTATCGCAGCCGTTGATATTATCCTTTCCGTACTCTGCGGGGTGCTGATATACGTGCTGTTCCATAAACCCATTGGCCGCTTTCTGGGCAGCATGGAAGGGCTTGCCGATGATGTGGCTATATCAGTCATCCTGGTTGCGATCATCCGGTTTTACCTGGTGCCTAAATCTTTTCGGTTCTGCCGCAGGGTATGGGTAGCCATGAAGTATCCAACACATTTAAAAACTGTAAAGTAAAAATATGTGCTTAATAACAACCCAAAAAAAGCCGCTGATAGCCAAAAAGGATATAACAGTCTATAAGCTTTTGGACCCCAATTATAAAAGCCCATATACTTATTACCAGTACAAGCCGGGGAAATTGGTAAAGGCCAAGATAAAAGACAGTCATGAATGGTGTGGTTTTGACTCAATAGATCAAGCTTGGTTAGATGAACACTATCCAACTTGGTTCGAATCTGCAAGAGACCACAAACCATTAAAGTCGCTGAAATGCATTGGCTCAGGTCTGCATTCGGCAGCTACGGAGGATCGCCTGTATGGCACAAAGGCGAAGGGTGAAATGATTGTAAAATGTACCATCCCAAAAGGTAGTGAGTATTATAAAGATGCTACCGGCCTTCGTGTTTCAAATCAGTTAATTGTCCATCCCGAATAGAGGAAACAACATGATACACGGCTTTTCCGAATATACCCACGAGCTGACCCCTTACGAAAAGGACACCCTTCTGCCCGTTTTTATCCGTGGCCTTGAAAAGAAGCAGGGTGCAGCTATGGCCGTTACCAACAAGGAAATGGTGGCGGCACTGAAGGCCAAGGGGTACAAGGTATCGGACGCAAGGGTTAGGAAGATAATTAACCACATCCGCACTCATAGCCTGATTCCGGGCCTTGTGGCTTCCTCCAAGGGTTACTACATCAGTTCTGATCCCGTGGAAATTATGAAGTACGTGGACAGCCTGAAGCAGAGGGCAAACGAGATCAACCGGGTAAAGGACAGCATGGTTCTGTATGTGAAAACACTCATAAAAGCAAGCTAATGCCAATAAGTGAAGTATTTAATGAAGACTGCATGGAAGGAATGAAGCAGTACCCTGACAAGTTCTTTGACTTGGCAATAGTGGACCCGCCTTATGGGATACTATCTAATGCCGGTGACAGACTGGATAAATATGGTACAACCCATAAAAAATGGGATGAAGCAATACCATCTAACGAATATTTTATTGAATTGCAGCGAGTAAGTAAGGACCAAATCATCTGGGGAGGCAACTACTTTCCGTATTTATGGAGAGGTGGCTGTAAAGGTTTCATTTTCTGGCACAAGCACCAACCTGTCGAGAATTGGGCAAAAGGCGAGTTGGCGTGGACGTCATTTGATAAGCCAGCCAATTGCTTTGATTTTATGTGTTACGGAAACGTAAATCAGGACAAGGGTAGGTTCCACCCAACTCAAAAACCTTTGAAGCTGTACAAATGGCTGTTGGATAAGTACGCCAAAGAAGGCGACAAGATTCTTGATACCCACCTGGGAAGCGGCAGCAGCCGGATAGCCGCCTACCTGATGGGATTTGACTTCTACGGATTTGAGATAGATAAAGACTATTTCGAGGCACAGGAAAAGAGGTTTAAGGAGCAGACCGCCCAAGGGTCACTATTCGGATTCAATGAAAAACTATCCGCATGAAAGAGTACACCGCAAGCGAACTAACCAAATACGCGATCAAGTACCTGACCACTCAGGGCTTCAAGTGCTGGCGGCAGAATAACCTTGCCTGGGGGCAGCGAAAGGGCACGATCACCCCCGGCATCCCGGATGTGCTTGGGTTCAGAAAGGCAGATGCCAAATTCATCGGGGTAGAGGTAAAGACCAAGCTGGATAAGATGAGTGAGGCGCAGCAGCAGTTTAAGGAAGAACTGACAAGGGCCGGCGGCATATTCATCGTAATGAGGCAACCGGAAGACCTGGACACTATAAAACAAGCAATCTAAACCTATGGCACAAGATCCCGCATTCCTTTTTTACCCTAACGACTACATGGGCGGCACTATGGGCATGAGCTTCGAGGCGAAAGGGGCTTATATGCACCTGCTGATCCTTCAGTTCAACAATGGCCCTTTCACTTTGGAGCAGGCCCGCATAGAATTGAACGGCTCCTTTGACCGCATATGGGCCGCCATATGGAAAAAATTTATTGAAGAAGACGGGAAGTTTTTTAATAAAAGATTGCAGGAGGAAAAGGAAAAACGGATGGCTTTTACCGATTCAAGGCGTAAAAACCTAAAGAAAAAGGAAGATAAGCCCCATATGGTCCCTCATATGGAGCCCCATATGGAAAATAGAAATGAAAATAGAAATAGAGATGAAGATGATAATCAGAAAGGGGGTACGGGGGAAAACACAGAAATGCTGGTTCCGAAGATGATGACCGTGTGGAAAGAGTCCAACCCGGACTACCCGGTGAGCTATGATGAAGACTATCCGGCCCTAAAGGGGATTGCCCACTTCATCTGCAGGCAGGAAAAGATCAAATACCAACCTACTGAACCGCCCGTGGTTGAAAAAATACTGCAGGCATGGGGTATCCTGTCCAACTGGATAGCGCAGGACAGTTTCCATAAAACGTTCAGCCTCAAGAGTATAAACCGAAATATTCAAACAATCAGCCAAAAGGTTCGCCATGAATCAACAAATCCAAAAGCAGGAAAGGCAGGAGCTTCTAAAGTTACAGGTGCCCAACTCAACCAGGCACTTGCTAAATTCCGTAATCAGGGGCAAAGCGTTGCAAATACTGGCTAACACCCGTGAGTACGTAAGCAACGGCGTGGTCCTGTTCGACAAGGTGCTTGCCATAGATGCCCATGCCCGGATCCCCAACCTTACCCATGTGTACGGGTTCGATAAGGTCCATGAAGTCCTGATCGTGCTTTTGACCTCCTTTGCCAACTCCCTGAACCTGATCAGGCCAATGAGCTCGGAACAGATCGTGGAGTGCGCCCACGAGCTTGTGATGACCTCTGAGGAAGATTTTCTGAGCATTGAGGACTATGTACTGTTCTTCAAAGGGGCCAAGGAAGGAAAATACGGGCGGATATTGGACCGGTTGGATCAGCAAACCGTGTTCCAGCTGCTTGAGGAATACCGATCGGAGCGGCACCGGCAGTATCACAGGATCAGGGAAACCCGGCATTTGGAGCTCAAGGGCATGGGACCATCGGAGCGAACCACCCAAAAGAACGAGCTGGAAGAAAGCATGTACAACATTGGGGGCCGGATCGCTGACCTCAAGGAAAAGCTAAAGGAGCAGCGGGAAATAAACAGGGCAAGCAGACTTTAAACCACAAATCATGGATAAGAATACACCTACACCAACAGCAGTAAGCAGAGTAGTAACAGAAAAATCAACCGAATGGTGGGCGGTAGCCTATGAGTCAGGGAGCATAATAGCCGTTTTTGAGTTTAAAACTTGGGCCGTGGAGTGGAAGGCTAAGTATGCTAAAACTGCAAAAGTCGTTTCGTACATCAGTCCAGAATCCCTGTATGAATCATTGAGTAAAGCATTGCACGAACCAGACCCCACCCGTCTTTCAGCAGTAGAAGCACAGAGGGATGACCTACGGGAAGCCCTGCAGAAGATTTACGATGGTCATTATAACAACGGGAATATCGGTGCCCTGTTATCTGATATTCAGATGGCAGACATAGCAAAGGAACTGCTTGCCAAATACCCCACCACCTAATAAAACCCACCTTATATGTCAATAGCATGACAATCGAGCTCTACATAAACGGAAAGATATGAATGTAAAATGCCCCTGCTGTGCCCATGAGTTTAATACCTACACGGCAGAAATATTAGAAAACCTGTCACCCTCAATGGAGGTAGGAAATAAGATTTTCGGCATTGTAGCCAAGTATTTTGTGCTTACCCCCAAACAAATCAGATCCCGGAGGCGAACGAATGACTTGGTAACCGCCCGGCAATGTGCCATGTGGTTGATGCGTAAATACACATGGCTGAAACTGTGGCAGATAGGGGTTATGCTTGGACGGGATGACCATACAACCGTTATCCACGGCATAAGGACGGTAAACAACCTGCTTTTCCGGGATCAGCCCATGCAGCGGGACATAGCAGCCCTTGAACAGAGGTGTCAGGAGGAACTAAAGAATCACCCTAAATTCAAAATTCAGACCGATGAATACACAAACGATGATTCAGGTAACCCCAAAAGAAAGGGAAATCCTGCGGCACCTGGCAGACGGAAAGCTGCATAAAGAGATCGCTCGGGCAGTGTTTATGTCCAAGTCATCCCTGGAAACAGCCATCCAATCCCTGCGTACCCGGTTCGGCTGCTCCAACTGCACCCATCTCATAGCCTTTGCGTATGAAAATGACCTTTTAAAACAAACAGTATGAAGAAAGTCAAAGCCACATCAAGATATTCGTCGGAAAAACACCACAGGGAATTTGGGCTATTGAAATGGTTTAGGCTCAGGGGGGTGCCTGACAGCGAATTGCAGGACGAGATCATTAATAACTATTGTGAAATAAAAGGTTGCTCAGGAGATAAGATAGCGTTTATAGACAGACGTTTTCAAGAATTTACAACATGGGTAGGAGCAAATTATAAATTGATGCCGATGGGTGGATGGAAGGCCAATGACCTACTGCTAAAAAATAAGGAAAATATGAAAACCGACCCCAAAGGGTAGTCTAACTTTAATTCCCATGATGGGAACACCTGACACCACCCAGA